CGGCGACATCCCTACCATTCGCCAAACCCTTACACCTACTGCACAAAAGACACTAGAGGCTCAACAAGGGGTTGAATTATCATTAGCTAACCTTGGCGCTAAAGGCGCAAATACGGCTAGTGGTGTGCTGGATAAGCCCTTTAGCTTTGGTGGGCCTGAAGTGCAAACCTCGCTTGATTTAAGCGGTATTGCCAAAATGCCAGTTAATGCAGGCATGACAGGGCAAGAGGCTATCATGCAACGCTTAGAGCCATCTTTGGCAAGGCAACGCACAAGCACCGAAACGCAGTTGATTAATCAGGGTTTACGACCAGGCTCAGAGGCTTATGACAATGCCATTCAATTACTTGGGCAACAAGAAACTGATGCTAGAACGCAAGCGGTTTTACAAGGTCTTAACCTTGATATTGGCGCAAATCAACAAGGGTTTGGTCAGCAGCTCGAGGCGGGCAAGTTTGGCAATACAGCTCAACAGCAAGCGTTGGCAGAAGCTATCCAATTGCGTCAATTGCCATTAAACGAGATCACGGCGCTTATGTCAGGCTCACAGATTCAAAACCCGCAGTTTGGGGCGTATTCGGGTGCTACGGTGCAAGCTGCGCCAATATTTGCAGGCGCTCAAGCGCAAGGTCAATTTGATGCCAACAAATATAACCAAGAGGTTTCGCAAGCTAATGCACAAACGGCTGGTATGTATTCCTTGGGTGGTGCGGCTTTGGGTGCGCCGCCTGGAACATTCTCTGATCGTAGATTGAAATCAAACATTGTCAGAATTGGCACTCATCCAATTGGCGTTGGAATCTATGAGTACGATATTTTTGGCGGTCGACAGATTGGTGTAATGGCGCAAGAGCTAATGGAAGTGATGCCCGAGGCGGTACATCAGCACCCAAGTGGGTACTTGATGGTTGATTATGGGAGACTTTAATGGCAGATATTAATTTAAGCCCTCTAACCGCCGAGCAATCGGCAATAGACCGTCGCCGCAGAATGGCAGAGGCTATGCAACAACAGGCTATTTTGCCCATTGATATGCCAAACGTGGCAGGGGCAAGAGTTAGCCCATACCAAGGTCTTGCCAAGCTATTGCAAGGCTACATTGCGGGTAAAGGTTTAGAACGCGCCGACACTCAGCAAAAAGAACTTGAAGCTAACACAATGTCGGACTTTGCCAAGATTTATGGTCTTGCAGGTCAAACCCAAACCATACCTGGCAAGGAAATTACGCCTGCTGTACCAAGCGCGCCTATACCCGAAAATATGGCGCGACAAGCAGAATTGGCAAGATTAAATCAGCCCGAGGCTGGCTTTGAGAATCAAGCCGCTATTGGCAGAACTTTGATGCGTCCGCAGGATGTACAACAGATTCAAAATTTACCCACTAGCACGGCGGCTGTGCCAGCAGTAATGTCTCCCGATCAACAAGTTCCAATGCTTAAAGCGGATATGTTGAACGACCCTAAATTTACACAAACAAGCGCAGGTCGCTTAATGTTGGCGCAGGCTTTGATGCAACAAAGAGCACAAGAGCAAGCTGCGGCTTTGAGAAGACAAGAAGCAGAATTAGCAACTCAAAGCGTTGCGCCTGGCGCGGCTTTGGTGCGAGGCGGCAAAGTTATTTTTACAAACCCCAAAGAGCCGGAATTTACAAAAGTTGAAACACGAGATCCAGTAACAGGATTGCCAATTGTCAAATATGTAAACAAAACAGAATTAGGCAGATTAGGAAATGTTGCAGCTCCTTATACTGGCATAGTTGCAGATATTGCACAGGCTCAAAATTTGCCACCGCAAATTATGAATAACCCTCAATTGCTTAACTTGGTTGGTTCACAATTGAACAAGCAAGCTGGTCAAGTCACTCAAGAAGATGTCGCCAACTATATGCTAAGAGTAGCAGAGGCTCGGGCTAGACTTGGTTACGAGGGCATAAAATTTGATGCGCCTATCGGCTTGACTGCCGCGCCCAATGCTTTAATTTTACCAGCACAAAAAATTACAACCAAAGCTGAAATTGCAGAAGTCGCTAAAAAGTCAGGAAAGACAATTGAGCAAGTAACACAAGATGCAATAGCGAAAGGCTACAAGGTGCAATGATGGGATTATTTGACGATCTTTATGGAACACCCGAGCCAGCGCCTGAACCTGCTAAAAAGCCAGTTAAGCCTGTTTACAAGCCACTTACGCCTGTTGCCCAACCTGCGCCTGTTGTCCCACCAGCGGCGCAAGCAATTGATGCTGAGTTTGTACCAAGTAAGCCGCCGCCAGGTCTATCGCCTAAAGGGCTTAATGAATTTAAATTGTCAGAAGCTAATCGTATAGCTGCGGCAAAAATTCAAAAAGCACAAGAAGAACGAGCTGCAACGCGAAAATTAGAAGAAGAACAACGCAACGCTAATAAAAAATCTTTGACAGAAACACAAAGCAATGCCACCGCTTTTGGTATGCGAATGCTAGATTCAAACAAAATAATTAATGAATTGGAAGATAAAGGCGTTACAGATACAGGAATTTTTCGATCTATTGTGTCAGGAACTCTTGGAATAACTCCACTAATTGGAGAAAAATTAGAAGATAAAACTGCGGCGGCAATGAATGTATTGCCAACTTTTTTAGGTGGCCCAAGCGCGGAACAGCAACAAGTTGATCAAGCTAGAAGAAATTTTGTAACTGCAAACTTAAGAAAAGAATCGGGTGCTGCTATTTCACCAGCAGAATTTGCAACTGAAGAAAAAAAATATTTTCCGCAATTAGGAGACGCTCCTGCTGTAATTAAACAAAAAAGAGATGCAAGAGAGCTTGCAATCAAAGCAATGAACATCCAATCAGGAAATAACATACCTAACTTAGGCGCACCACCAGCAAACGCACCACCAGTAGGCGCACCTCCTACCGCCAAACAAGCACCTGATGGCAAATGGTATGCGCCTGATCCTGCTAGACCTGGCAAATACTTACAATATTAAAAGGATTGAAATGGCTGGCACACCTGTTGATTTTGACCCATTTGCTAATCAACCTAAAGCAGTTGATTTTGATCCTTTTGCGGCTAAAAAACCTGCGTATATGCAAATTCCTGGCGGTGAAAATGTAGTTGTTCAACCCTACACCCCGCCATCCATGCAAGACCGCGTTATGGGGTTAGTTGAAACCCCTGCAATTATGGCTGGTCAAGTTGGGCGCATGGTGGCTACGCCTATTGCTCAAATGTTTGGCGAGGCGTATGGCGGTTATGGAACGCCACAAGGTAAAGAGATGGGGCAAAAAGCCGCCCAAGTAACTAGCCAACAGTTTTACCAACCACGCACAGAAACAGGCCCTGATATTGTTAATCAATTGGGCAAGGCTTTAAGTGCTTTACCGCCAACCTATGGGGCATTGGGCAACAAATTATCAGTTTTAACGCCTGCCGCTGTAAGTCAAACCAAAGCAATTGTTACTCCTGCGGCAATTAGCACACAACAACGATTAGCGCAGGCTTTAAGCTCAAATGAGCCGCAAATGGTGGGCATGGGTGCGGCATCAACAAATCCAGCTTTAATGCGCCAAGAGCGAGCTTTAAGGCAAGATATTCCTTTGACCAAGGGCGAGCAGTTACAAGATTTTGGACAGTTAAAGCGCGAGTCTGACCTACCAAAAGAAAATCCCGAATTGGCAAAAGGTTTAACTGAATTTAAACAATTCCAAAAAGAAAAGATTTTAAAGCGCTTTCAACAGTTGGCTGACCAAACTGGTGCAGAGTATGCCGACCCAACGGCATATCGCAAAATTGGTTCATTGGTTGACAAGGCTTTGGTTAAAGAGTTTGATGCCAAAGAGCTTAAAGTTAATCAGGCTTATGAGAAAGCTAGAAATGCTGGCGAAACCAAACAAGTGGTTAGCACCGCGCCCTTGGAGCAATGGTTAGAAACTAATGCGCCCGAAGCTATTTCTGTTTCTGCAATCAATACCATTGGCGCAAAATTAGAACAACTTAAAAAAGCAAAAAATGGTCAAGTAACAATTGATGATCTTGAAAATCTATATAAATCTGCGGGTCAACTAGGCGAGCCTGGCAAGCCATCAGGTTTGTTTATGAAGCAAGTCAAAGGCGTAATTAACGAAATGACTGATGGCGCTGGTGGTGATTTGTACCGCGCCGCTAGAGCGCAACGAGCTGAACTTGGTAGAGAGTTTGAGAACACTTACCGTGTGGCTAAATTGCTTGGCACTAAAGGCGGCTTCGCAGACCGCGCTGTGGCGTTAGATGATGTCTTTTCTCATGTTGTTTTAGATGGCAGCTTAGAGGAAATGCGGACAGTTACCAAATTGCTTAAAAAAGGTGGGCCTGAAGGTCAACAAGCATATGCAGAATTGCAAGGTCAAACAGTTCAATATTTAAAAGATCAGCTCACCAAAAATGCAAGTGGTCAGTTATCATTTGCCAAGCTAAAAAATGCAATAGACACGTTAGACAAAGAAGAAAAACTGACCTATATGTTTGGCAAGCAAGGTCGTCAGACATTGGTAGATGTGAGAGACACTATTCAAGATGCCTTGGTTAAGCCCGAGGGTTCGGTTAACTATTCCAATACTGGTAGCGTAGTGCTCAGAGGATTAGAAAAACTAGCGGCTTTAAAATTCCCATTGGCAAAATCTGCGTCTGATCTTGTCAAAAATCGAGAAATCACAAAACAAGTGGAAGAAGCCACAAAATACAATGCTTTAGTGGATGCTTTGAAAGGTAAAAAATGAGTTACAACGGTTCAGGTACATTCCAAATAAACACCTCGGGGCAACCTGTAGTCGCCGGCACGGTCATCTCCTCGACCGCCTTTAACGCCCTCACAGCGGACTTGGCAACAGGATTGTCTACGGCTATCACAAAGGACGGTCAGACCACGACAACGGCTCGCATACCGTTTGCGGCGGGTATTAACTCAAGCCTAACAACAGACTCCTCTAGCACCTCCACAGGGTCAATCATTACGGCTGGCGGTGTGGGTATAGCTAAAGCGCTTTATGTGGGTACAAACGCCAATGTAGCGGGTACTCTCGCGGTTACTGGCGTTGCAACATTTAGCGCCGCGCCCATTTACTCTAGCTTGACTGCTTCAAGTGCGGTGGCAACAGATGCGTCCAAAGCACTTGTAAGCGTCACTAACACAGGCACAGGCAACAATGTATTAGCGACTAGCCCGACATTGGTAACGCCTATTTTGGGTGCGGCATCTGCGACATCAATAACTGTTGCTGCTGGAACTGTCTCTGATCCTGCCATCACCACTACAGGCGACACAAACACAGGCATCTTCTTCCCTGCCGCTGACACCATTGCTTTTGCTGAAGGCGGTGCGGAGGCTATGCGTATCAATGCAAGCGGCAACTTGCAAACAATTGGGACTATCAGCGTTGGTAGCGCCACCCCATCGACTTCAGGCGCAGGCATTACTTTCCCCGCAACTGCATCAGCATCATCTGACGCAAACACGCTAGATGATTATGAGGAGGGTACTTGGACACCAACAATTAGTTCGGGTGGAGGAACAATTACAACTTCTAGTTTTTCGGGTGCTAAGTATACAAAAATTGGTAATATTGTAGAAGCCACAGTTAATATACTATTAACAACAGTCGGTACTGCTAGTGGCTCTTGTGATTTTACTTTACCTTTTACATCCACAAATTCAACGCAAATCGGTGGTTATGGGATGGAAACAAATGTTAATGGGTCAATGCTAAAAGGTCTTATTCCATCGTCAAGTACAACTGTGCAAATTACATCTTACTCAAATGTAAGTCCATTTACTTTTGGTAATGGTGCAAATTTGGCTATGAATGTAGTTTATCAAGTTTAGCTAGAACAGATTAGTCTAGTCGGATTTTTAATAGGAGAAACAAAATGGCATTAACTAAAGAAGTAGCAATAGACCAAATCACCGTGACTGAAAACGGCATTGTTCTTTATCGTGAGGCAACTCGCATCATGGAAGACGGTAACGAACTGAGCAAGACCTACCATCGCACAAGCCTGACACCAGCACAAGACCTCACAGGTGTTCCTGCTAATGTTGTAGCAATTTGCAACGTGGCATGGACGGCTGAAGTCATTGCCGCTTATCAGGCTCAAATTGCCGCCCAAACAATATTGGAAGCTAAATGAGTGACTTAGAAAAAGACTTTGCTGTGCATGAAGCAATATGCGCCCAAAGGTACGATGCTATTCAATTAGCGTTGAAAGACGGCGATAAGCGCATGACCAAAATTGAATACTTGCTTTACGCTGTAATGATGTGCGTTTTGTTTGGCCCAGGCGTGGCGGCAGACTTTGTCAAAAAGTTATTGGGGCTGTAAATTGATCCGTTCACCGCAGCCCTTGCCGCTATTGCCGCTATCAAGCAGGCCGTATCGTTTTACAAGGATTGCAAAGCTACCTCCAAGGATGTCACCAACATCACAATGGAGATTTCTAGTTACATCGGTAAATTTTTCGATGCACATGAGCAAGTCAAAACCGCCGCTGCGGAACAAAAGAAAAACCCGCCAAAGGGTAAGTCACTAAAAGCCCAAGCTCTTGACAACATCTTTCAAGAGATGGAGTTAGAACGCCAAGCAGTCGAATTGAGGGAATTATTGATCTACGGCGTTGACCCTGCGTTGGGTGCGGTTTGGACAAGGTTTCAGGATGAGTTTGAAAGATTGCAAGCTGAACAGGAAAAGGAACGATTAGAGCAAGAAGCAAAGGATAGGGTCGCACAATGGCAACGGCGAAAAATGCTAAACCAGCTTCAAGACAGGGCGCTAATAATCGGGGCGGTAATGATAGTTACCCTATACCTCCACCTCCTGTTTCAAGCAATTCGACAAATGAGGATTCTCAAGTGGGTTTCTTAATTGCTTTCTTGAGTATGGTGGTGGTGTTTGGGTTGTTGTTGCCAATTCTTGGGATGATGTATTTAGACATTCTTGAGGCAAAGCAAGAAACCAAACGTCAGCAAGAAATAGTGCAAAGGTTAATTAACAAAGCGGAGGTAGAAAAAGATGCAAGCACCGATAGATCCAAATGACAAAACAGCCAAGCATTTTATTTACTACTATGCGTGGTTTTGGGCATTAACTTCTGTTCTTTACTTTTTTGCCGTAACCTTTATTTTGTTGCCCGAGGGCGGCAGAGACTTTGCTAACATAATTTTGGGCTTCTTGTTGGGTACAGCAGTCGCCACCATTATTTCGTTTTTCTATGGGTCGAGTAAGTCCAGCAAGGACAAAACTGAAGCCATGATGAAAGCAGATGATGTTAAGCCTATTTAATCCTTGGGTATTACTTGCCCTTATTTGTGCTTTTTTGGGCGTTGGTGCGGTATCGTACACAAAAGGTCAAGATAATGAGCATGACCGTCAGCAGATTGAAATAGCCGCATTAAACGCCAAGGCTAGGGAAACTGAGCAAGTAATGGCGCAAGTGGCTCAGACGTATGGACAAACACTAAGAAAGGCCAATGATGTTGCAAAGGTTAAAGAGGCTAAGTTACGCAATGATATTGTGTCTAGCAAGCTACGGCTGTTCGTTCCTATCCAAGCCCCCGACTGCCCCCTACAAGCCCCCACAGATGCCACCCCTGCCGTTGGAGATACAGAAACAAGAGCCGAGCTTGACCCAAGAATTGCTGAATCTCTTATCGATCTCACCAGCCGAGGCGACCAAGCCATCCGCAGCCTTAACGCCTGTATTGACCAATACAACGAAATGAGGGACATGAAATGACCATCTATATTCCATTGCTTTATATCTGTATAGCGATGGAATGTAAGTTTTTTCAATCCGAGATTTACACCCTAGACAAGCAAAAGTGCGAACAAGAAATAGCTCAACAAAAAATTGAAATTACCAAGCAGGGCAATACAGTTGAAGCAATTTGCATAGATATGGAAATTAAGCTAGAGAAAAAACAAGATAAATACAACGTTATTTATTAAACTGCAAACAAATTACATTAAGATTCATGCTGTTGTCATTGATATAGTTTAATTTTAGGCAACTTTATTGGAGTTGTCATGTCAGGAAAACCTGTTTACAGCGATCAAGAGTTTGTCGAGCTTTGGAATACGTATGAATCAGGTGCTGCAATGGCAAAAGCCGTTGGCATGGACTTGCGTAATATTCTCAGACGCAAAAGCAATTTAGAAGCTAGATATGGCATCACTTTGCATCAAAAATCAAACGTAGTTAAGATGGTTGCAAAACCCAATAATTCAGCTCGCAAAGAATTGGGGATTGAAAATGGCGTTGTTTTGGTTTTTAGCGATGCTCACTTTTGGCCAGGCATACATACGACAGCGTATAAGGGTCTTCTTTGGGCAATTAAAGAGTTTCAGCCAAAGGCCGTTATTGCCAATGGAGATATATTTGATGGCGCTAGTATTTCTCGCTATCCTCGCATTGGATGGGATTCAACGCCATCAGTAATCCAAGAGCTAAAGGCTTGCGAAATTGCTTTAGGTGAAATTGAAGATACAGCTAAAAAAGCAAGAAGCAATGTAAAGCTAGTATTCACGTTAGGAAATCACGATGCACGGTTTGAAACGCGTTTAGCTGCCAACGCACCGCAATATGAGTTTGTTAAAGGTTTTACGCTAAAAGATCATTTTCCAGCGTGGGAGCCATGTTGGTCATGTTGGCCTACAGAGAATGTTGCTGTTAAACATCGTTGGAAAGGTGGTGTACACGCTACACACAACAATACTGTAAATGCTGGAGTGACAATTGTCACAGGTCATTTGCACAGCCTAAAAGTAACGCCCTTTGCCGACTATAACGGTAACAGATTTGGCGTGGATACAGGCACATTGGCAGAGCCTGGCGGCCCTCAGTTTATGAACTACCTTGAGGATTCGCCAACCAACTGGCGGTCAGGGTTTGCGGTACTGACGTTTCATGAGGGCAAGCTGCTGTGGCCCGAGCTGGTGCATAAATGGTCTGAGAATCAAATTGAATTTAGGGGTACGGTTTATGACGTATGACCTTGTTGCTTATCTAAGATCAGAGATCAAAGAACTGCATAACATATTGTATGAAACGCAGCTTGCTTTAGCGCAAGCAAATGACAGACTTAACCGCCGATCTGAGCCTTTGAGTGAAGAACGTATATACACGTTATACCGCCGCAGTCTTGATTGGCGGCAGTTAGCTAGGGACATTGAAGCAGATCACGACATTGAATAAAAAAGGGGAGTCCGAAGACCCCCCTAAAGACAACTGCATAAAAATTATGCCACACGTTCCCACACAATACCATCTTCGTCTTCTACGGTCTCTCCGATTTCGTATTCTTCGGATTCTTCGTCTTCATCGGTTTCGTCTTCGTCTTCGCTGACTTCTTCATCGCATTGGTTGTATTCGTACTCATCAGTAACGTCATAGTCAACGCACCAGCCGTGCAATTGTTGGAATTCGATGAATTCTTGAATGATTGCGATCTTGTCAAAATCATCTGTCTTAATAGTTACTGAGTCATCTCCAAATTCCCACTCTGCAATGTTAATTTCAATTTTGTACATGATGTTTCCCTTGTTATGGCGTGATTGCCAAGTAAAATGCTACAAGTAAATTGTGACAATTTTCTACAGGAAAAATATGAACTTAACGCCTAATTTTACCCTTGAAGAACTTACGCATACTGACCACCGTACGCTTGACAATACGCCAAATAATGAAGAATTAGCCAATTTGCGCCGTTTAGCTGAGTTTCTTGAGCAATTAAAGAAAGTCTTGGGCGGCAAGCCGATCATGATTAATAGCGCATTTAGGTCAAAAGCTGTAAATGATGCGGTGGGTTCGAGTGACAAATCACAACATAGACGTGCTTGCGCGGCTGATATTAGAGTGCCAGGCATGACCCCCAATGAGGTGGTGAGCGCCATCATTAAATCTGACTTACCCTATGATCAAGTTATCCGCGAATTTGACCGCTGGACGCACGTTTCAATCTCCAATTCTGCCAATGTCAAGCCACGCAAAATGGCATTGATCATTGACAAACAAGGCACAAGGGCATACGCCTAGTTTTTATCAACGTCTTGAAGAAACGCTAGAACGTATGCAATCAGCACTATCGTACCGATCCCAATAACTGCGCCTATGGCTAAAGCGAAGATTGTTGCAATCATAAAAACTCCTGTTGTTTTTTCCATCTCCTACACAAATCTTTTGCTTCTTTGCTTTTAGGTTTTCTGTCGCACATCTCGCTGATGGATTTCTCTTTTGCCTTTACCTGAAGCTGTGACGGCGTTAATGGCGGCTTGGGCAAGGCAGAACTAGCAAGCCAAAAACAAAGCGCAGCCATTAACAATCGCTCAGTCACTTTTTTCCTCTATTGTGTAAAACCAATCGTCACCAGCTGACCACTTGCGTGTGCCATCCACCGACCACAAATGTTGCGCGGCTTGGAAATCGGGAAACTTGGTCTCGCTAGGCACAAGGCTTTGGTCATACCACAAACATCGATTATTGGGCTGGCAAGCAAACTGACCTGACTCAAGTTTAATGAAGTTAAAGCTCTTATGCTCCTCGGCGGTCTCTGTGAAACCAGTATCCAAATCCATGCCATCAGCACAGAAATCCACGGTAAACAGGTATGTACCAAAGTGCCATTGCTTATCCTTGCCAAGAAACTTAACGCCCAAGTTACGCAAGCCAATTTTCTCAATGATGGTAAACCGATAGCCCATGCAGTCCCACAATTGCAGAATGTCCACAGGCAAGTCACTAGCGCCCTCTTTCCACACATAGGCATGGATGGGTAGCTTGTCATACAAAGCGCCGTATTCGGTCAGCAACGACTCAATCCTAAACACTTGGCCTCTAAGGGCTTTAAGGCTGACCCACACGCAAGGCACAAGCTCGCCATGCCTTTTGGTGTGGTTGTAGAGAAACTCAGCCTTTACAAAGCATTTCATGGGTGGTAATGATGAAACAAGATAGCTCAAATTAACTCCTGCTGTACCGGCACAAACTGCCATTCTCTTTCTGACCTGCCTGAGTTGGACTTGGTGGTACGCCCTGTAAGCTCTACCCGCCCATCTTTCTCAAGCTCTTTCATGCGCCTAGCGACTTGATTACCATCAAGCCCCACCAGCTCGGCAATGCCATCTTTGCCCATTGGCCCAAAGCGGCGCAGGCACTCAACAATCTTTTCAAAGTGCTGCTTGGCAAGGTCTATGGATTGATCTGCGGCGGCGTGGCTGGTTGAGGGGTCAAGACCCCTAGCTCTAAAAAGGTATGTCATCTCTAGCCCCTGTATTTGTCTTTTCCTCCAAGTCATAGCAATTAGCCCATCCGCTCCAGCTTCCATCCACAATTGGTATTGAATCTATCTTAATCTTTAGGTTGTCGTTGTCGTCTAAAAACACAGACCCAATGGTTTGGTAGCGTTTTTTTTCTTGACCTGTTTTGTCTTTGTATGTGCCAGTAATGACAACAATGTTTTTGTATTTCTTCATGGTAGGCTTTCTAGTTGTTGGATTTTTAGGTCTACATCACCCAAAAACTGGATGACTGAATTCTCAAGCAAATTAACCATTTCGGGGTCATAGTTAATACGCTTGATGAATAGCTGATGTTTCTCGGGCAACCGAGGGTCAAAACTTACAAAGTCGCACCAAGGGCGGTTGGCACAGGCCATTTGCCACATCATTTGCGTGATGTACTTCTCAGGAACTTTGCGGTCTAACAGAGTTTGGAGATGTGTACTAGTATTGGGCGCTTTTATCTCGACCATACCTTCATTTGCCAAGCCATCAGGTGACGCACCCGACATGGTGATCCAAGGGTGGTCGATAAACCCCACCTCGGTGACTAACAAGTCCATTCGCGCCTCATAAGCAGCTCGGGCAAATGGCTCGGTGTCTGTACCCCATTGCATAGCGGCGTTGCTGTAAGACTCGGCAGGTTTGCCTGTTAACCTTTCGCAGACCAATTGGGCTAGATAGTTCTCCCGGCTGGCGCTTGCACCTGTCTTGGTCTTGGCAATGATGTCTGCCACACGGCTTGCGGTGACCTTGCCGCACCTTGCGGCAAACCATTCCTCTGTGCGTTGTTCCATTATTTGCTCTCCAACATGGTTTTTTTAGCGTCCTTTTTAGCAATGACCTTGGCTTGCCATGCCTGCTCGCCATTTGTCGCTTTGTAAGCGTCTTTGTAGGCTTGCTGTAGCTCTTTGATGGTGGTCACTTCATCCATTGCCGCCAATAGGTCAGCTATTTGGCTTTCATTAACCGTGGACTTGATCTCGGTGCGGCGGCTGGCGCTGTTGCCGTCGTCATCCTCGGGCGCTAAACCTGTGGCTGCCAAAAGGCTGTAACGCCTGGCATACGTCAAAGCCGAGCCGTAACCTTGTGGGTCTTGTTTACTGGCAGGAACGTGCAAAAGACCGCATTCCATTACCTCGCCCGATTCATGGACAAAAATTGTCTCAACCATTACACCATCTTTGCATTCATAGGTGCGTTGCATAAGACCGATGCCATTGCTGTTTAAAGCGTCAATGACGGCCTCAATGCAATTAGATAGGTCAGCGTACTTAGATCGAAAATGCGGGTTTGTAGAGGTTTTTAGAGCTGGCCCGAACTGGCGCTGTGCCTTAACAAATGCCGCAGCAATGTTTTTTTGAATGGGTGTAAAAGTTTCCATGATTTTTCCTTTAATAATATTTTGGGGCGCAGGTCACATCCACGATGGTTTCTGCTGTGTAACCGTTGATCTTGCGTTTGCCAAACACGGTAATGGCTCGCAAACCTGACGTTTCGCATTGTTTGACGGCATCAATGATTTCACTTCTGCCCATTGATTGGATTTGTTTATCCATGATGAGCTGTTGTTCGACCATTTTTGGCTCGCTGGCGCAACCGACCAGCACTAAGAGTAAAAGTGCGTATTTCATGGTTATCCTTAAAAAGTTTTGTTAAAGTAGCCGTTAATGACAGATGCGACACGCTGGTGGCTTGGTGGTTCGTAACCTGCGTATTCTTTAACTTCTTTTTCAATCCATTTAAAGTGAAGTTTAGGAATATCGTAAGTAATGTCTAAGCCATCTTTAAAAACAAAAATGTCAAAGTAGCCGTCCATTTCATAGTCTTCAGGCTCAACCCAAGACCATTGCACGGTGACCTCATCCCAAATTATGTAGGTGATAAATTCACCCTCATCGCCGTCATTTAACATCATGCTCTCCATACTAAAACGTCAAGAGCAACCACTACAATAGCTGTAATGGAGACAATCCATAGGCACACTTGCGCCCAATTTATGGGTTTTTTGTAAGTTTCTATCTCAAACATAATTACTCCTAAAAGACCCTATGCGAAATTGCTGGGGCATGGATGTATTGTTAAGCCAACTAAACACACAGTCAAGTATTATTTGTAGGTGTTTTCCCTAATGTCGCTTATTTGTTAATTAGGCTTTACAATCTACGCATGACAAAACAAGAATTAATTCAGTTGGCAGGCTCACAAAGTGAGCTTGCTAGGCTATTAAATATTTCTAGGGCAGCGGTGTGTTTGTGGAAAATCGTGCCTGAATTGAGAATGCGCCAGCTCAGAGATTTGCGCCCTGAGTGGTTTGTTTAATAGTTTAGAATGTGGACTTGGCTACCCTTAGCGGGGGAAAAGGCGATTCGTTACCGCCCTGCCATAGTCTTCTTGTAACGGCGGCCGACAACGTAAGGTTTTATGCACTACTACCAGTTTAATATTGGTGACTATCAAAGTCACACAAATCATTTAGACCCCCTTGAAGATTTGGCTTACCGCCGAATGCTTGATTGGTGTTATCTACACGAAAAACCCTTACCTTTAGATGCCAACGAAATTGCAAGAATAATTCGTTTGCGTGACCATGCAGCCATCATCAAGGACGTGTTAAACGAGTTTTTTAGCCGATATGGTGAGGGTTGGGTTTGTGATCGAGTGCTTGTAGAAATTCAACATTACAAGGCAAAAATTGAACAAGCGTCTAGGGCGGGTAAGGCATCTGCTGAACGTAGGTCTAACGGCGGTTCAACGGACGTTCAGCTAACCAATAACCAAGAACCAATAACCAATAACCATATTAAAGAATCTAAAGATTCTTTGTCGGCAGGATTGCCGACTTGCCCACATCAGGACATTCTTAATCTTTACAAAAAGCATTTACCCCAATTAGCCCAGCCAAGGGTATGGGATGGGGTACGGCAAACCAACCTACGGCAAAGGTGGTTACAAGCCGCCAAGCCATCAATATTTAGCCCAAAGGGGTATTCCTCGCAAGCGGAGGGGTTAGCTTGGTGGGATTCCTTTTTTGGCTACATTGCCAACGATACCAAGTTGGCACAAGGGTTTGAAACTAAGGATAGGACATGGCGACCTGATCTTGTGTGGATAGTGAACGCAACCAATTTCGCCAAGATAATTGATGGAAAGTACCAAAAATGAGTTTTGCTAAACCTGATGTTAAAAAAGAAGATAGTTTTGATGCTGTGCAACGTTTGATGTGCAGTGTGCATGGATGCCAAAGCCGGTGGTCTGTTCATATGGATGGCAACAAGCCAAAATGTTCAAAACACGCATGGCAAAAAGAAGATTACAAAATGCCCGACTTAAAAGAAGTTTTTAAAAATTCTTCACCTGTTAAACATTGGCAAGATGATGAGGGGGCATTTTGAATGAGTTGGCTTTATTCGCAGGCGCTGGTGGCGGAATACTTGGGGGAAAACTTCTTGGATGGCGAACAGTCTGCGCCGTTGAATGGGAAGCCTACCCAGCAAGCGTATTGTGCGCCCGACAAAATGACGGAATTCTCCCGCCTTTCCCAATTTGGGATGACGTACAAACCTTTGACGGAAATCCTTGGGCAGGAATTGTTGACGTTGTATCTGGAGGATTTCCATGCCAAGACATTAGTTCCGCAGGAAAAGGCGCAGGAATTGATGGAGAACGATCAGGAATGTGGAAAGAAATGGCTCGCATCATTGGGGAAATACGACCAAGATACGTCTTTGTGGAAAACTCACCAATGCTCACTTCTAGGGGACTTGGACGAGTTCTTGGAGACTTGGCCTCAATGGGGTTTGATGCGAAATGGGGAGTTTTGGGAGGTCAAGAACTTGGCGCATCACATTCAAGGGACAGAATTTGGATTGTCGCATCCGACCCCGCTAAAAACAGATCATTTCAAATTTCTAAGGTTTCGCAAGGAATCAGTATTAAAAAGCACGTTTGGAATGCACAGGAATTCAATAGCTTATTGGATGACTGCCAATCATGGGAAGATTCCAAGCGTGGCATGGATTTATTGGGTGATGGGATGGCCGAATGGGTGGGCCAGTCTGAATGCCTTGGAAATGGACAAATTCCAATTGTGGCGGCAACAGCATGGAGAATCCTAAGTGAATGACCGACAACAAGCAAATAGACTTCTTGACCAACACAAAGAAGCCCGTCAACTTAGCTACGCTGACACCACAGCAGCGCTTAGACTTACTGGAGACTATGAGGACGATGGAAGCGCGGGAGTGGGTAGCGAGATACCGCAGGAAAGCGAGAGACCTTGGGAAAATCAAAGCATCGGCATGGTGGTGGCAGGTTTACTCAGATATAGAGAGGCGGCGTGGAACAGCGGTAGCCAACGATTTACGCAGGAGAATGAATGAGATACGCGGCGAGAGTTGACGCAAACCAAGACCAAATAGTGGTTGCATTGAGGGCGGCTGGCGCTTATGTTTGGATTATTGGCCTACCAGTTGATCTATTGGTTGGCTACAAAGGTCACACATTCTTGGTGGAGATCAAAACAGATGCCAAGAAGCGTTTAACGACCCTACAACGAGATTTTTTTGAAAGTTGGAGCGGAGGTACGCTGGCGCGGGTTGATAGCCCTAATGCGGCTCTACGCATGATTGGGGTATTAAAGTGAGGATTGTTTGTTGGTTTAGTTGCGGGGCTGCAAGTGCTGTGGCTACAAAACTAGCTATTGCCGAAAATAACGGTAAATTACGTTTAATTATTGCTTACACAGAAGTTATTGAAGAACACCCCGACAACAAACGATTTCTTAAAGATTGTGAAAATTGGTTTGGTCAAGAAATTCAAATTTTGCGAAATGAATTTTATGGGGCATCAATTTATAAAGTGTTTGAAAAAAACTACATTCGCACCCCCAAAGGCGCACCATGCACTAGAGCATTAAAAAAGCAGGTACGTCAAAGATTTGAATTGGAAGATGATAGACAAGTGTTTGGCTATACGGCAGAAGAACAAGCCCGATTAGATAGATTTATTGATGCAAATAATGAAGTTAACATTTGGACTCCATTAATAGACAAAGGTTTGTCAAAAGAAGATTGTTTGGGAATGCTTAAAAATGCCAACATTGAGTTGCCTGCAATGTATCAACTTGGTTACCACAATAATAATTGCATAGGTTGCGTGAAAGGTGGCATGGGGTATTGGAACAAAATTAAGGTTGATTTTCCTGAACATTTTGACCGTATGGCAAAGTTAGAACGATTTAAAAGCCAAACAATATTTAAAGACCGATATTTAGATGAACTTAAACCTGATGATGGACATTACCCATCAGAACAAAACATTGAATGCTCTATTTTTTGTCAATTGGCAGAAGAGGATTACAAATGAAACCTGAAGAAGCGGCGCAAGCCATTAGAGACAAAGCGCCAGCTTACGGTGAAGCCAAGGCCCAAAGGGTTTATCTTGAAGAATTCCGCAAAAGCCAAAAAGCCTTGCTGATGAGGGAAGCCCTAAAAATGGGCTTTGAGGCGGCAAACGCACAAGAGAGGGAAGCATACGCAGACCCTGTTTATGCCAAGCTGTTAAGGGGATTGGCAGCGGCAATTGAAAAAGAAGAAACGCTGAAATGGGAAATTGAGGCGGCAAGGCTTGATATAGAGATTTGGCGAACACGAGAGGCAACCAATCGAATGCAAGACAAGGCACACCAATGAAGTGTCCCGAATGCGGGACTTGGACTATCGTAAAAGAAACGAGAACTTCAACAGGAAACACACGCAGGCGGCGTTTGGAATGTGCTAACGAGCACAGATTCACCACATTGGAGACAATACTTGTACCAAAAACACCAATACATCAGAAGCAAAAAACTCCTAAAGCTGGTGGCGGGACTTGATTGCCAGGCTTGCGGGTCGGGCAATATGGTGCAGGCAGCTCACACCAATTGGGGTGGCGGTAAGGGTCGAGGGGTCAAGGCTGATGACAACCTAGTGGCGGCTTTGTGCCTTAAATGCCACTATGAGATTGATCAGGGCAAAGATTTAAGCAAGGAAGAACGACAAGAAAAATGGCATCACGCCCATATAGCCACAATTGCAAAACTTTGTGATCAAGACGCTTGGCCTGTTGACGTACCTATTCCAGCGTTTACAATAGACTAGCAGTTGTCTCATTCGCAGGGGCATTGACACCCCTGCTTTTTTTAGGGTAAATATGAAAAAAGACGTTGCAGACTTTATTTCCACGTTGTTTCACAGCTCAACGGTGACGCACTTTATGCACTTAGCGACTGACTCATTTGCAGTTCATATGGCGCTTGGGGCTTACTACACAGAGATTCTTGAGCTGGCTGATACATACGCCGAGGCTTATGCGGGGTGTTACGAGAAGATCAAGGATTTCCCTGAAAACTTCCATAATGCCAAAGACCCTGTCAAGTACCTGACCAGTATTAAAGATTACGTTTACAAAAACCGTGAAGCATTGCCTGATGACAGCCAGCTACAAAACATTGTGGACGAGATAGCGGCGCTGATTGACTCAACCCTGTACAAGCTCACATTAAAATGATCAGGATCTTTGCTGGCTATGACCCAAGAGAGGCTATTGGCTACCATGTGTTTTGCCAAAGCCTAATTGAGCGCACCAGCGAGCCAGTAGCCATAACACCGTTATACGGTACACAGAGAGACGGCACAAACGCATTTACCTATCAACGGTTTTTAGTTCCCTACTTCACCAAGTTCACAGGTAAGGCAATATTTTTGGATGCAAGCGATATGCTGATGCTTGCCAACATTGATAACCTTAACAAGCTATTTGACCCAACCAAGGCGGTGCAAGTGGTCAAGCATGAGTATCAGACCAAGCACCCAAAGAAATACATTGGTACACCAATGGAAGCGCCAAACAGGGATTACCCTAGAAAAAACTGGTCAAGCCTAATCCTTTGGAACAGCGAGCACCCTAGAAACCGAGTGCTAACACCTGATTATGTAGATGACCATAGCGGCTCAGACTTACACCGATTCGGTTGGTTGCCCGATTCACTTATCGGTGAGCTACCGAAAGATTGGAACGTATTGGTTGGTGAACAAGAGAACAAGAACGCCAAGATTGCCCATTTCACATTAGGTATTCCTGAGTTTGACCATTACCAAAACTGTGACTTTAGCAAGCAATGGTTTAATACCAAGAGCAGAATGCTTAACGGCTTGATAAAGATGAAAGAGTTGGTCGATGTTTGATTTCCACAAATCAACCTAAAGTTTTAATCATGAGAAAAACTACCAATAAAGTGTCGAAAACTGTTGAGGATAACTTAAACAGGGCAGGACGCAAGAAAGGCATCCCTAACAAGGCTACAGCACAGGCTAGGGAGGCGATAGCATTGTTCGTGGATGGTAATGCCCACCGACTAACAGAGTGGCTAGATCAAGTCGCAAATGGCTATGAGGATACAAAGCCAAACCCTGCCAAAGCCTTTGAGCTATTTCAATCGGTAGTTGAATACCATGTACCCAAATTGGCAAGGACAGAGCTAACTGGCAAAGATGATGGCCCAGTAGAAATGGTGGTGACATGGGGCGGCGTGAAGTAATCTTGCCCTACAGCCCAAGGGCGGCATTCATGCCATTCCACAATAGGACTGAGCGCTGGTCTTGTTTAGTCGCACACCGTAGAGCTGGAAAGACCGTAGCGGCAATCAATGACCTGATCAAGCGAGCCATCACCGAGGGTAATAGATCAGCCCAATATGCTTACATTGCACCATTTCGTAGCCAAGCCAAGCGGGTGGCATGGGATTACCTCAAGCATTACGCAGCACCGGTGACCAAAGCCACCAATGAATCTGACTTGTCGGTGGAGCTGGTGAACGGCGCAAAGATCATGCTGTTTGGCTCAGACAATGCAGATGCAATGCGGGGCTTGGGATTTAACGGTGTGTATCTTGATGAATACGGTGATTTCAAGCCAAGCGTTTGGGGTAACGTGATACGTCCTACATTGTCAGACCGATTAGGTTGGGCGGTGTTTGGTGGTACGCCAAAGGGCAAAAACCAGTTTCATGACATTTACAAGGTTAGCCAGGTAGTGCCTGATTGGTTTCTGTTAAGGCTACCAGCATCTGTGTCTAAGATATTGCCCGACTCAGAATTGCAAGCGGCAAGGTCTCAGTTAAGCCAAGACCAATACGACCAAGAGTATGAGTGCAGCTTTGATGCCGCTATTCTTGGGGCGTTTTACGGTCAAGAGATGCGCCAAGCTCAAGATGAGGGAAGAATTAGAGAGCTACCCTTTGAGCCTGAGTCGCCTGTTTACACCGCATGGGACTTAGGTTATCGGGACGATACAGCCATTTGGTGGTATCAAGTGGTTAGGGGTGAGGTTAGGGTAATGGACTACTACGCCGTGTCAGGCGCAAGCATTGAGCAATTGGCAGACGTAGTCAACGCCAAAGGATACCGATACACCCGCCATTTTCTACCGCATGACGCAAGGGCAAAAACGCTGGCATCGGGCGGCAAGTCAATCATTGAGCAATTGGCGGCACACCTAGGCGGCTTGAGTAAGCTGGCAATAGTGCCTGAGATAGGTATACAAGACGGCATCCAAGCGGTGCGTATGATCTTGCCTATCTGTTATTTTGACTTCAGATGCGATGAGGGGCTGGAAGCGTTAAGGCAATATCAGCGGGAATATGATGAAGATAAGAAAACTTTTCGTCAAACTCCGCGCCATGATTGGTGCTCACACCCCGCAGATGCGTTTAGAATGTTGGCAGTAGCCTATCGACAAGAAGCAAAAGATCAGAAACCGCCCAAGGGCAAGACCCTGCAAACCATCACACTCGATGAGCTGTGGGATTATGAGATGCAACATAAAGAGGAGCGAATATGAGCCAGCCAGTAGCAGAAGTAGGTGCATACAAAAACATCACCGAAACAGGCGCAGTTACAACAGGCCCATGCCAATTGCTTGGGTTTTACGTCAATAGCACAATCGCAGGCACTTTGGTGCTTAGAGACGGTGGCGCAAGCGGCACGGTCATGTCAGGCACGATTACCCCTACCATTGGGTTTCACCGATTTCCCGCCAATGTAGGCACAAGCCTATATGCAACCGAGGGCGGTGCGCTAGATGTGACATTCTTCTTTGCCAGCGGTAATTAATCATGTACGATGAAACAGGCGCATATGAGGGCGAAGACCCAGGCCCGTACTGGCATGACCAAATTGAGACCGCCATCAAGGTATTTGATAAGTGGGAAAAGCGCGGCTTAAAAGTTGTCAAGCGGTATCGGGATGAACGTGATGCGATAGAAATGCCAAGGATGAAGTTCAATATCCTTTGGTCAAACATCCAAGTGCTGTTTCCTGCTTTGTATGGCAGACAAGCCAAGCCCGAGGTGTCACGCCGATACATGGATCAAGACCCTGTGGGTCGCCTTGCATCCACCATGCTTGAGCGTGTTATGGAGTATGAGACTACCCAATTTGGGGATTTTGATGCGGCAATGAGTGGCGCGGTGCAAGACAGATTGTTGCCTGGTCGCGGTACGGCATGGATTCGTTATGAGCCTGTGATTGTTAATGACAATCCCGAGGTTGAGGGCGAAATGGAGCGAGATGAATCGCAGGTTTACAGCTCTGTGGAAGAGCCGACAGAGCGCATTGATGCAGCTCACAGCCCTATTGATTACGTCTATTGGTCAGACTTCTTGCATTCACCAGCTCGAACATGGGATGAAGTTTGGTGGGTAGCTCGGGCGGTCTACATGACCAAGGAAGAGGGCGTAGAGCGCTTTGGCGACATATTCAAAAATGTCAGCCTGACCAGCCAAAACACCGACATGGATGGTAAGAATCCATTGACCGCCAAGATGACCTACGACAAAAAGGCGATGGTCTATGAGATTTGGAACAAGCGCACCGGCAAGGTTTGTTGGATTGCCAAAGGTTATCCACAGGCGCTAGATGAGAGGGATGACCCGCTAGAGCTAGATGAGTTCTTCCCATGCCCCAAGCCGTTGATGGCAACCACTACCACCGGCACGATGATCCCTGTACCCGACTATTGCGAGTATGAAGATCAGGCGCAAGAGTTAGATAACTTAACACAACGCATTTACCTGTTGACCAAGGCTTGTAAAGCGGTTGGCGTGTTTAATGCCGAGTTTAAAGAGCTGGCGCGGATGTTTAGCGAGGGCGTAGACAACAAGCTATTCCCTGTGACTGGTTGGGCGGCAATGTCGGAAAAGGGCGGCTTAAAAGGCGCTATCGACATGATGGACACCTCGCAGATTATTGTGACCTTGCGAGAGTTGTATGCCGCAAGAGAACAAGTTAAGCAGAGCATCTATGAAATTATGGGCATATCGGACATCCTGCGTGGATCGTCCAAAGCTCAAGAAACCCTCGGTGCTCAACAGCTTAAGGCTAACTTTGGCAGCTTGCGGTTAAAGAGTAGTCAAGGTGATGTGGCTAAGTTTGCTACAGACATCTTTAAGCTTAAAGCGCAAGTTATTTGTAAGTTTTACCCGCCCGAGCTGATTGTGGAGATGTCAGGTGTGATGAACACGCCCGATGGTCAAGACCCACAAAGGTTGCAAGCGGCGTTGCAGATGTTGTCCAACAGCACAATCCGCGACTTCCATATTGCGGTAGAAGCTGACAGTTTGGCGCAGATTGACGAGCAAGCTGAGAAGCAAGGCGCACAAGAGGCAATCCAAGCTATTGGCTTATTCTTGCGTGAGGCAATCCCTATGATTAGCCAAGCGCCCGAGACCTTGCCTATGGCCTCTGAGATGTTGCTGTTCTTGGTGCGCCGATTCAGAGCTGGTCGCGGGTTGGAGAGCGCGGTTGAAAGGGCAATGAAAGCTTTGCAAGACAAAGCGGATCAAGCTAAACAACAACCAGCAGGCCCACCGCCCGAGATGCTACAAATGCAAGCCGAACAACAAGCAGAGCAAATGCGGATGCAAGCACAAGCGCAGTCTGAACAAATGAAAATGCAGGCAGACGCACAATTGGCGCAAGCACAGGCACAGCTTGATATGCAGATGCAACAGGCAAAAGCGCAGGCAGATATGCAATTAGCGCAGATGAAAGCGGATTTTGAAGCCGCCAAGCAAAACAATGAACTCCAAATTAAAGCCCGAGAAATGGCTGGAAAGGAAGAATATGAGCGATGGAAAGCAGAACTTGACGCAGCGACTAAGATCATGGTGGCAAGGATTGGTAGCAACCCTGGTGTCGATTTACCAGTTGTTGAAGCAGCGGCTGCACAAATAACCAACGAGTTGGGCGGCACAATTGTTCAGGCAATGGACAAAATAACCGCCTTGCACGACAACATGGCAAACCTACATGGTGAGTCTATGCAAAACATTGGCGCTGCCATGCAAAGGCTTAACGCACCCAAGAAAATTATTAGGGGTGCTGATGGCTTAGTGATAGGCGTGGAGACAGCATGAGCCTTGTCTTAGCTGATCGGGTTAGACAGACCACCACCTCAACAGGCACAGGGACGATCACGCTAGATGGCTCGGTTGAGGGGTTTCAGTCATTTACGGCGATTGGTAACGGTAACACGACCTATTACACGATCTCGGGCGGCGCTCAATGGGAGGTTGGGATTGGGACTTACTCTAGCGGTACGTTGGCTAGAACAACCATAATCTCTTCATCCACAGGCTCAAAACTTGATCTTGCGGCTGGCGCAAAGGATGTATTTGTCACCTTACCAGCAAGCGTGGCGGTCACAAGCGGCACAGATGTCACGTTTACCAAGGTCACATCGCCTACAGTCCAAGCAACCAATTCGGCAGGTTTATCCCTTAAAAACTCGGCAGGCACAACCCAATTGAGCATGGGCGGTGGCGGTGGTGATAACCTAACATTAAGCGTCTCAACCAACATAAATGGCGCAAACGCCCAAGTAGACATTAGCCCGACAGGTACAGGTCATGTCCACATGAAACCAACAGGGACAGGGTCGGTTGAGATAGCGCCAACAAATGCAGGCACGTTGGATAACTTGGTTATTGGCGGCGCTACACCTAAAAACGGCACATTTGTCAACGTAGCCGCAACAACCGGCACGGTATCCACAGCACCGTCAGGCGGTACAGACATTGTCAACAAAACCTATGCCGATGGATTAGCCGCCAAGTGGGGTGAGTAATGTTTGGCATATCAGCCTTTGCACAGTTACCATTTAGCACGGTTGGCGATGGAGTCCCACCACCACCACCACCTGCTGACATTTTGCTTGGCGGTCACTTTGGTTTTGACGAAAAAAAGCGCGATGAGCAATGGGCTAAAGACCGAAAGCTAGAAGCACAACGCAAGCTAAAACTACAAGAGGCGCTGTTTGGCTTGCCGCCCGAGGCAAGGGAAGAGATCACCTCCGCACCAGCGCAAACAATAGAGGTTGCGGTCAGAAAACAAATTGATTATGATTTGTTAATGCAAAGGGTCAAAGACCTCGAATTGCGTGTTAAGCTAAAGCGTGATGAAGAAGATGTAGCAATGATCTTGGAGCTAATGTGAGAAGAACTTGGGTTTTCCCATCAGATGGCAGCGAGCCATACGAAAAGACAGCAGGTCATTCTGCTGAATATACAACGGTCATGGGTGACATAGCGCCTTTTATGTCACCTGATGGCGTAATGATTGAGGGTCGCAAGCAATGGCGTGACCACCTCAAGCGCACCGATTCAATCGAGATGGGGCATTCTGACGTTAAATATGCTCAAGCCGAATGGAACAAAAAGAAAGAGGCGCACCGAGACCGATTGCGTGGTCAGGTGCAAATGGTGCAAGAGTTTGATCGACCAGGCGCACCGATAGCCCCTGTTAAGATGTCTAACCTCAACGTAGAGATGGCTAACCGCCTACACAACCGTCCCATGCCCGAGCGCAAGGAGATGATCAAAATGACTTTGGAACAAATGAAAAGGATGAAGTGATGGAAAACGAAGTTGTCGCACCCGACACAGTAGAAACACCAGCACCCGAAACACCAGCGGTAGAAGCGCCTCAATCAGCGCCAGCAGAGCCGCAAAGCCGAGCCGATACGATACGCGAGGCGTTAACCAAGACACCGACAAACCGTGGTAAACACGCCGCAAGCCAGCCCCGCGAGGGCGGTAAGTTTGCACCTAAGTTTCCCACCGCAGAGACCCAAGCGCCTCAGATGGCAGACAAGCCTAGAGCTGAGATGCCCAAAAGCTTGCGCCTTGAGCTGAAAGAACATTGGGAAAAAGCGCCAGCCGAACTACAGCAAGCCTTTGCCCAGCGTGATGCCGATTACGAAAAGGGCATTAGCACATACAAACAAAGGGATGCTGAGGCTCGCGCCATTACCGAGCAATTTGCGCCCTATGAGTGGATTTTGCGTAACGAGAACACCACACCCGCGCAAGCAATTGCACCATTGCTTCAAACGGCGGCATTGCTGAGAACAGGCACACCGCAACAGAAGTCCCAAGCGGTAGCGCAGATGATTCAGCAGTTCCAAATTCCTTTGGAGCAAGTGGCGGCTTATTTTGGCGGCGAAGCACCACCACAACAGCAGGATTCGCATTACAATCAATTAGCGCAACAAGTACAGCAGCTCACGGCACACATCACGCAGAGCCAGTACGAAGCGCAGAAAACAAATGAAAACAGAGCACTCTCTGTAATCCAGCAGTTTGCGAGCGACCCCGCAAACGCACACTTTGAGGCAGTCCAAGACCGTATGTTGTCGCTTCTCCAAGCGCCGCAGGTTTTAGGGGACATTAGTCATATGTCGGAACGCGAGAAATTGCAGATCGCATATGAAACCGCTGTAAGACTTGATCCACAATTGGCACAAAGTTTATATGCTCAACAGCAACAAAACTATGCCGCACAGAATCAGGTACAGAAAGCAAAACAAGCGGCTGTACAGGTTAGGGGAGCGCCAGGCGCTGCCATCTCAGGTGCAGTCAATCAAATGGATCGCCGAGCCGTTATTGCCAATGCGCTGCGGCAGGTGAATTAAAAAGGAGTAAATCATGGCATACGCCAATAGTAATTACTCAGACGTTTTAGCAACCACCATTGAATCACGTTCCGGCATCGTTGCTGATAACGTGACCAAAAACAATGCTTTGCTGACTCGCCTGCGTGAGAAAGGCCGTTACAAGCCTTTCACAGGTGGTTCGACCATTCTGCAAGAATTGTCATTCCAAGCAAACTCAACCGCTATGTACTACTCAGGCGCTGAAGTGTTAGACATCAGCCCTGCGGACGTTATCTCTGCGGCTCAGTTCCCCATCAAACAAGCAGCGGTGGCAGTTACCATCAATGGCTTGGAGATGCTCCAAAACAGCGGCGAAGAGCAGATCATTGATTTGTTTGACGCACGTTTGGACGTTGCTGAGGCATCGATTGAGAACTTGATCTCTACCGGTATCTACTCTGACGGTACAGCCAACAACGGCAAGCAAATCACAGGTTTGCAAGCTATGGTGGTCGCATCGCCTAGTACTGGTGTGGTTGGCGGTATTGATCGTCAAACATGGTCATTTTGGCGCAATCAGACTTTTGACTTCTCTTCTGACTTGGGTGCTTCTGCTTCCAGCTCAAACATTCAGACCGGTTTTAACCGCCTGTATGCAAAGACAAGTCGCGGCTCTGACGTAGTCGATTTGATTTTGTTGGATAACAATTTGTGGGGCTTCTTCATGTCGTCTCTGCAAAACATTCAGCGTTTCCCTGGCTCAAGCAAAATGGCTGAACTCGGCTTTGTTGCTTCCAAGTACATGAATGCAGACGTTGTTCTTGACGGTGGTATTGGCGGCAACATCCCGACATCTACTGGTTATTTCTTGAACACGAAATACATTTTCTTCCGTCCTCATGCAAATCGTAACTTTGTTCCGATTGGTGATGAGCGTATGTCCACCAACCAAGATGCCATCGTGCGCTTGATCGGATGGGCTGGCAATATGACCGCCTCGGGACTCCAGTTCCAAGGCGTGATGACTGAATAAGGAGCAAAAATCATGGCTGATTACGTCACCGATGGAAAAATTGGTATTGATCTGACCGCTACTTATGCGAGCACTTCTGCCGGTTCAACAACTTTGTTCCCTGTTACCCCTGGTACTCGGGTGAACACCTCCAACAACGGCGTGTATATGTTTGTCCGCGCCGAATCCACCATTAACGCATTTGATGCGGTAATTATGAGCACTTACGCAGACTCAGCGAGTACCACTCCTGTTATGCGCGCTGTGCCTGTAACCACCACAAACGCTGCGGCTTTGGGTTTCAACATGGTTGGTTTTGCACAAACCGCAATTGCCTCTAGCTACTACGGCTGGGTTGGCTTGAACGGTATGCTCAAGGTCAACTTGTTGGTTGGATGCAATCCTAAAGTGCCTTTGTACACCACTTCTACCGCTGGTTCGTTGGACGACACAACCGTGTCTGCTGGCTTTATCCAAGGTATTGTGGCTAACACATCCGCTACTTCTGCATCAGCACCATTCTGTATGGTCAACAATGCAGGCTTGATCATGGTTGGCGCAGGCTAATCAGAAACGATGCCCCACTCAAAAGGTGGGGTGTCTTTTTAATGAGTTCTTTGCCTTTAAAAATTACTGGTAAATGTGTCGCAGAAGATGAGACATTGTTTGCCAACATGGATGCGGCGATTGCTAGAGGTTACCCACAGATCAAAGAAGCACAGTCAGCCAAGACCGGTGCGATTCTGTTGGTGGCAAGCGCCCCAAGTGTTAAAGGTCAGTTAGAGCTTATTAAAAAGATGAAAGCGGCGGGGTCGCCTATTGTGGCGATCAAGGGCGCACATGATTGGTTAATCGATAACGGCGTAATACCTGATTACGCATTAGCCATTGATCCGCAAGAGCACAGAATAGCGTTTTACAAACCGCAGCCAAATGTGCATTACATGATTGCAAGCCAATGCCATCCAGCGATGTTTGACAACCTCAATGGGTGTCAGGTCACGCTATGGCATCCATACGTTAAAAAGGGTCAAGACCGCCCTAAAAACTCCATGCTGATAGGTGGGGGCACAACCTCGGGATTAAGGGCTATATCGTTGTTTTACGTCCTTGGCTACCGCCAGTTTGAGTTGTTTGGGTTTGACTCATGCAATGACGGCAAGCTGCTGAGAGTTAACGGCGAGGGGCTAAAAGATGGCGACAAGCTAATCCAAGTCAAGATTGACCCACAAGGCGAGATTTTTCATTGCAATACGGCAATGGCGTTGCAAGCCGAGCACTTCCAAACCTACTACGATTATTTGCCTGATGCCGTATTTAATGGGCATGGGCATGGGCTGATCCAAGCCATTATTAAGAAGCGCAAACAAAACATGATGGAGTTGGGCGGCATCATTGACCACAAGAGAGAGCTAAACAATAGGACATCATTTATTCATTGGGGCGACAAAAATGCGGCGAGCTGGCGCTACCGTTCCAAGATACCTGCTGGGGATTGGGCAAGCCAAAACGACCTAGCTGCTGACACATTAATATTTGCTAAGCCGCAAGCCAATGAGCTGATGGTGATGGCGAGAGCCAAAGCCCGAGGCGCTTGGGTGGTGGTGGACTTCTGTGATGACCATTTTGATTGGATGTACTACCAAGAGGCTTTGCGCCTTGCGGATGCGGTGACCTGTTCAACCACCGAGATGGCTAAAAGAATTAAAGAGCTAGGGCGGGATGCTACTGTCATTCCTGACCCTTATGAATACCCCGAGATGCCTCCGCATTGCAATGGGGTTAATTTGCTATGGTATGGGCATCATGTCAACCGTGAGAGCCTGCAACGCATACTGCCTGACCTTAAAGGTTATCCTTTGCGGGTGGTGTCTAACTTTGATGGGGCAATTCCTTGGTCGCATGAGACCATGCTGAAAGAGTTTGCCCGAGCCGATATAGTGGTGATCCCTGCCACAGCTCCTTACAAGAGCGCAAACAGGGCAATTGAGGCAATTCGACAAGGTTGTTTTGTGGTTGCAGAGCCACACCCAGCCTTAGAGAGTTTTCCCATTTACATCGGCAACATCAAAGAGGGCATCGAATGGACAAAACAGCAAAACATGAACAAACTTATTTCCAAGGCGCAGAGGTTCGTGACGGCAGAATTCTCGCCAGCAATATTGATCGACAAGTGGAAGAGCGCTACGAGACGGCCTACAACCTTGGATGCGGAAAAAAGAAATGGGACGGTTGGATAAACGTAGACCTGCATTCAGATATTTCCGACATCAAATGCGACCTTAGAAAATTAGAGATAGCAAGCGATTCTGCTGATGCGGTAGCGGCAATCCACGTTTTAGAGCACTTCTACGAGTGGGAAGTCTACGACCTGCTGACCGAGTGGAAGCGGGTGTTAAAGCCAGGCGGTAAGATGATCCTAGAGCTTCCTTGCATGGATAAGGTGTTTGCCTACGTTCACAATTGCGTGGTAAAAAAAGAGCCTTTACAGCCCTTTATGACCCTAAATGCGTTATACGGTGACCCCAAATATAAGTCTGAGGCAATGTGCCACCATTGGGGTTGGTTTCAACGCCCATTGCAAGATATGCTGGAAACCGTAGGAATGCAGAACATTACATTTTGCGAGCCTAGATACCATTTCCCATTTCGAGACATGAGGGTCGAATGCTTAAAGGGGTCTTGAGTAACGCCGAGCGCCATGAGCAGATGGCAAAGTCAATGCACTTGCCCCTGCTAAAGAAAAAGGGCAAATTCAACGACAGGCGAATGACCATTGCGTGTTATGGCCCGAGCCTTGCAGACACTTGGAAGCAGCTCAAGCATCCAATCATGACCGTCTCAGGAGCGCATGACTATTTGGTGGAAAGAGGGGTTATCCCTGACTTTCATGTGGATTGCGACCCAAGACCGCACAAAGCTGAAATGCTGAAGAAACCACAGAAAGCTACTAAGTACCTGATGGCCTCGGTTTGCCATCCAAACTTTTGGGAAATCCTCAAAGGAAAAAATGTTAAGGTATGGCATTTGGTGAATGGGGACGATTTCGAGACGGTGGCATGGGTAGCTCAGCACCACCCCGAGGGAATGGGAAGCCTGATCGGGGGCGGTTCAAGTGTGGGCATGAGGGCAATGAATGTTTCGGCGGCTTTAGGTTTTCGCCGGTTTGACATTCATGGCATGGATTGTTCTTACATAAATAACCGCCACGCAGGTGCTCATACTGGCAAAGATCAAGTTAAAATCATGGTCAATGTTGGTTTGAGAACTTTCCAAACTACACAGCAGATGCTCCAAGCCGCGATTGAAATGGAGAAATTCATAGAAACGCAGGATGCAGAAGTGGTGTTTTATGGCGATGGTCTAATGCAGGAAACTGCTTTCAAACTCAAGGAATTAGCATGAAAAACGAAGTAGCGGGTTGGACAAACGAGAGCTTCATGGAAGATAACCGTGGCAAGATGGCGGTGTTTTTCCATGCGGTGCAGGTGCGGAATAACTTTAAATCAGATGCAGAAAAGCGCCCAATTTTTGAGGAGCGCATCTTTATCAAGAAGTTAGTGCCAGGCGATTCGACCTTGGTTGTTGACCGCCCCATGCGCGAGCAAGACATGGAAGATTACCCAATTGAGTGGGCAAGATACGAGCAAAAGAAAGAACAAAAAGTAGCTGGCACACCCATTGATGCTTGGTCGGCGGTCTCGGAAACGCAAAAAGCAGAATTTAAGGCGCTTAACATTTTCACCATTGATCAATTTGCCAACTTGCCAGATGTGGCTGGCGACAAGATCATGGGCTTTAACGACTTGAGATCAAAGGCTCGGGCTTTCATTATGGCGGCGCAAGATTCGCAGATGATGGACAAAATCCGCGCTGAGATGGATAAGAAAATGGAAGCTCAAGAGGCTGAATTAGCTGAACTCCGTGCGATGATCAACAAAAGAGCCGGAAGACCTAAAAAAGAAACCGTAGAGGAGTGATATGAGCTACACATTACTGCAATTGGTTGACCAAATGTCCGCAGAGTTGGGCTTGACTCAGCCACCGTCAGTAATTGGCTCATCCAA